GAAGAATCATTTTAGACTTCAATCCATCAGAAGAACACCATTGGATTTATGAGAAAGTAATACCACGTGAAGATTCTGATTTTTTTATCACTACATACAAAGACAACCCATTTCTTGAAAAGAGTATAATACAAGAAATAGAAAGACTTAAAGAAACTGATTTAGATTACTGGAAAATTTACGGATTAGGACAAAGAACAAAAACTAAAGGAGTAATATTTAATTTTTCAGAATGTTTAAAGATTCCAGAAACTGCAAGTTTAGTCTCTTACGGAATGGATTTTGGTTATACCAACGACCCGACAACACTTATCGCGGTGTTTAAGGACAATCACAGCTTGTTTGTTAAAGAGTTTTTATATAGGACTATGATGACATTGTCGGACATCGTATCGTTCCTTAAAACGCTTTATATTGAGCGAACACCTATATACGCTGATAGTGCTGAACCAAGATTAATTGAAGAAATACGTAGAGCTGGATTCAATATCAGACCAAGCGTCAAAGGTAAAGACAGCATCAACGCGGGTATAGATTTACTAAAACGTTATAAAATCCACATTCATAAAGACAGCACAAACACAATTAGAGAATTTAGAAACTACAAATGGATGACTGACAAAGCTGGAAAAACTTTAAACAAAGCACAAGAAGGAAATGACCATTGTATTGACGCAATTCGATACGCTTGTTATTCTATTTTAAGCAATGTCAATTTTGGTAAATATGTGCTTAGATAAATTTTTTTTACAAAATATTTGTTTTATTGACAAATGTTAATTAAATTTGGTACAAATTTAAAAACAACGATATGACAATAAGAATCGCAAAATCAAATCCAAACAAGAAGCAATCCTTCTTAAATTCGATTGAAAGAGCAATTTCAGCAATCCATAGATTAGGTCAAGAAAAAGAAAGAGAAATTGACCTTATGACTCTAAGACTTGCACAAAAAGACCCAGATTTATGGTTTGACCGACTTGTCATTGAAATTGACAGATAAAAATTAATTAATAATAAAAACAAATAAAATGAAAACACACAAAACTACAAGCGATAAATTATATTCTTTAAGATTAAATCAATTAGCAAGAGTATGCGCTTCTTTAACAAAAGAGATGTATACGACTGAATCTAACAAAATAGTTGCAGAATATGAAGCTAAATTTGCTGAAGAGCAAAGACAAAGAAAAGCTCAATATGAAGCTGTAATTCACTTTCACAAAATTGTGACTCTATTTTTCGATATGTGCATTGACCCAAAGATAGTTCTTAATAAAATGAAAGAAGATGGTTTTGACTACAAAACAAAAACTTTGAGCGAATGCGGGGATTATGCAATAGATAATTTTTAAAATCAAAAAATCTAAATCAAAGACCACCTATCAAGGTGGTTTTTTTTTGCTCTTTATTATTCTATTTTTTTTTTTTATTACTTTTGTAAAAATTTAAAAAAACGCTTATGCAAAACAACAAAGAACAAACACGAAAATACATCCACCCAAAAACAAGACTCGCCGTTTCTAAAAAAGAATATTTTGATTTCATTTTTAGTAAAGAGTATGATGAGCTTTTAAAACCACGTTAATAAGTTTTCATAGGTTAGTTTTAAAGTGGTGAAACCCTTATCTTAGTGATAGGGGTTTTTTTATTTAAAAACCTTATAAAAAAAACGATATATAAATATGAAAATAAAATTGAAGATTCCAGAAAGTTTGTCAGAAATCAAATTGTGGCAATACCAAAAGTTTTTAAAAATACAGGAAGAAAATACCGACGAGAAGTTTCTAGCTAGTAAAATGCTTGAAATATTTTGTGAAGCAGAACTTAAAGAAACTTTCTTTATGAAAATGAAAGACATAGCAAAAGTTAGTAAAATCATCAATAAAATATTTGAAGAAAAACCCACATTGATAAGAGAGTTCAAAATGAATGAAACAAATTATGGTTTTATTCCAAACCTTGACGAAATGACTCTCGGCGAATATATAGACTTGGACACATACATAAGCGACTGGCAACAAATGGAGAAAGCTATGGCAGTGCTTTACAGACCAATAGAGTTAAAGCTAAAAGACAAATATAAAATTGTGGACTATACTGCCATAGGTCAAGAGAAAATGAAGCAAATGCCTTTAGACGTGGTTTTCTCAAGTATACTTTTTTTTTATCATTTAGGGATAGACTTGTCAAAGGTTATGATGAGTTATTCAGTGGAGACGCCAATCAGCTCACAGCCATCGGACAATTTTCTCATAAGTGGGGATGGTATGCTAGCATTTACGGACTCGCTCAAGGCGATATTAGACGATTTGAAAATATCACTCAACTAAATGTTCATAAGTGTTTTACAATGCTAAGTTTTATGAAAGAGAAACAAGAGTTAGAAAATAAAAATATCAAAAGCAAAATGAAATGAGTAATCAAGGTATACGCGGATTTTATCAAATCACACAAAATATTAAAACTCAATTACTCAATGATATTAATATCAATACTGTCACAACTGGAGAAATTACTGACATTGATTTAAGTAAACAAACAATATTTCCACTTGCACACATCATTGTAAATGATGTACAACTACAAGAGCAAGTTTTAACATTTAACATTACAATTCTTGCAATGGATATTCTGAACGTTTACAAAGAAAAAGAGACGGATATATTTATTGGAAACGACAACGAACAAGATATTTTAAACACTCAATTAAGTGTATTAAATAAACTGGTTATGATACTAAGAAAAGGAACTTTATATTTAAATAAATATCAGCTTGTAGGAGACCCAAGTTGCGAACCATTTTTTGAAAGATTTGAAAATCAGCTTGCGGGTTGGTCTTGCACAATGGACATTCAAGTTCAAAACGATATAGATATTTGCTAATGGAATTTAAAAAAGCTAAACAAGCAATAATAAACTTTGCAGAGAATGTTGTAAAACAATCAAAGCAAAATTTAGTCAAGCAAGACAAAAACGTCACTAAGAAATTATTTGAGTCAATCAAGTTCAAAGACAAAACTGACAAAGACGTTATTACAATAATTTTAGAAATGCTTGACTATGGACAATATCAAGATTTAGGAGTTAGCGGTACAAAAAGAAAATTTAAAACCCCTTTTAAATACACATCAAAAGGCGGTGTAAGGGGATTGAAAGGTATGCCACCAGCTAGTCCACTTGACCAGTGGTCTATAAAAAAGAAAAAATTAAAAACTAAAGTAAGAGACAAAAAAGGGAGATTTATCCCACGAAAAACTTTAGTGTTTTTGATAAGAAAAAAAATATTTGAACAAGGTATAAAACCAAGTTTATTTTTCTCAAAACCTTTCAATGATGGAATCAAAGAATTGAGAAGAAAATTAGGAGACGCATTAGAAATTGATATAAAAAACTTATAATGGCAATATTCAAAGTAAATACAAGAAGTTCGATTTATATAAGAGTACAGAATGCAACAATAGCAGACGCACAACTTGACTTGTTTATATATACGGGTACTTTTAGCACCGATAAACCAGCGACGGCAACTTATTCATTGACAAAATCAGCTATAAGCTCGAACAATTATGTCATTTTTGAAGTAAGCGATTTGATAAATGATTATATAAACTATACTTTATCAAGTGCGAGTAATATTAATACATCTCAAACGACAGTTTGGGCAGAAGCAACAATCACACCAGAAAACGCTCTTGGAGTTGATTTAGACGTTGTTTCCGTGATTATGTTGGCTTTTGTGGGCTACGGGTATTACAATGAAGGATTCACGTCGCAAACGAAAACAAACAGCTTAACAACAGTCAACGTAAACGCAGTTGTAGGAAATACAAATTTCTTACAAAGCAACACAACAATATTTAGAAAAGCAGGTGACACCGTTACAATACCATTGCTTTCAAATTACAGTGTCAATTCTGGAAGCGACACATTGACGGGTAGTCAAACGGCAGTTTTTAAAAACGGCAGTTCTACAATAAGCACTGTTTCCGCAAGCACTGGACAAACAGCTAGTTCAAACGCAATTACTTATGCCACATCTACAACAGCAACTTTGACTTCAGTTGATGTGACTGACTCAAGTGGTACAACAACAATTACGATTGAAGAACAAGATTGTAATAAATTCAATCCTATACCAGTAAGTTTTGCAAACAAACACGGTGCAATTCAGACCGTAAATTTCTTTTTGAAATCAATAGAATCTTTGAGTGTAAAAAATGAAGAATATAATAGTAACACACTTACAACTTCCGCAACATATAATACTTTTGAACATCAATATAAAGTCAGAAACGTAATCGGAAGAGAAAAGATAATTTTAAATACTGGATATGTAAACGATGACTTCAACCAAGTTATTGAAGAGCTGTTGCTTACTGAAAGATGTTGGATGACAAAAGACAGCACAATACACCCTTTAATACCAATCACAAAAGATGTAACGTTTAGAACGAGCTTAAATGATAGATTAGCAAATTATACCATAGAGTTCAACTATGCTTACGACAAAATAAATTTAGTTTCTTAATGGCGAATAAACTTGGACTTTTTATTGACAATGAAACGACTGTTGAGCAATCCGTGCAAGATTCTGGTATCTGGAACTTTGTCACTCAAAGGTGGAATGAGTACGCTGGTGTATGGGGAATTGAAGATTTCTTAGCTTCTATAATTTATTCAAAGGTAGATTTGTTTGACGATGAACAAATAAATTTTACAGAAAGCATTCAAAACATTAAAGACATAAGTAAAATATTTACAAACTTTACTAAAAACTTTTCAGTACCAGCGTCAAGAACAAATAATAAATTATTTAAACATTGGCATAGACTTGACAACATAATCGCTAAAAATCAAAAGAGAAAACTAAATGCAAGAATAGAAATAAATCATCAGCATTTTCAAATCGGTAAAGTTCAAATAAATAGCGTAAAACTGCAAAACGGCAGACCTTTCTCTTATAATATTACATTTTTTGGAAATACTGTCACTTTGAAAGATTTACTTAAAGACTTCAAACTCAGTGACTTAGATTATCTTAGTGAGTTCGACCATAATTACACAAGCTATGACGCAACAAATCCAAGTGTTTATAATGGTCTTACAGAAGGACTTGATTTCACAATCACAAATCCAGACTATACAAACAATTCAATAATATCTGGCAGTTCAAGAACATATACAGACGCAATAATCTATCCGCTTATCACACACACAAAAAGACTTTTTTTTGATACAAGTCCAAGTGCAAACGTAAACTATGACGGTAATTTAGCCACTTCTGGTTTTACCGTAGGTACAAATCGCGGACTTACTTTTACAGACATCAAACCAGCTTTGAAAGTGATGCACATAGTTGACGCAATTCAACAACAAAACTGGTCGAATGACACGGCAGGGATTTTGGACAAACCAATTGTTTTTTCAACTGATTTTTTCAATCATTCGCAAACTGAATTATCAAATCTTTATATGTGGCTTCATAGAAACAAAGGTGCGATTACAGACCCAAATCTTCAATCAACACCAACGGAAAACTTCTTGTCAAGCGTGAGTCTTGTTTCTGGTGTAAATGTGACATCTATTAGAGAAGTAACAATCGGCTCACAAACCAAAAGTATTTTTGAGTTCACAACAAGACTTCAAAAGAATTGGAGCAACAGAATCACAAGTATGGAAAGATATAAATTCACTATTCAAGTACAAGTGAGTGCAGAGTCAACTATACAAATAATAGACACAAAAAAACCGAGTGGAAAACAAGTTTTAGATGAAGCCGTTGGAAGTGGTTTGTTGGTTTCCACAGCTATCATTGGCTATGACGGTATTGCGTTTGGTTCAATGACAAGCTCAAGTAGAACAAGCCACAGTCCTTTTGGTAATACAACAAGTAATATTGAAATCAAAATTATAAGCAACACAACCACGACAATTAGCAACATATCTTTAAGAGTTCAAGAAGAAATTAAAAGTGGAAGAAGTGGAAGTATACAAAGCGCAGAAGGTACTTATACAGCGACAGGTCAGAGTCCAGTAAGCCGAGTAAACATCAAGGAACAAATACCAGACATCAAATGTATTGATTTTTTGACTGGACTTTTCAAAATGTTCAATCTAACTGCATTTTTTGAAGATGATAAAAGAAAAGCAAACTATGGTAAAATAGTCATTGATACTTTGGATAATTATTACGCTGACTCGGTCAACAACGCAAGCGGTGGACAATTTGATTTAAATGAGTATGCAGATAACGCAAACGCGATTTACGAAAATGTAAATCCATTTTCACAAATAAATTTTAAATTTCAAGACCCCCAAACAATATTGGCACAAAATCATAAGAATATTTTCAATAAAGATTTTGGAGAACTTTCAGACCCAAGAGAAGACATAGATTCTGGCAAAACTTTTAAGATTGAGCTACCTTTTGAACATATGAAATTCGAAAGATTGTTTGACAACGGTGGAAATGCACAAACGCTTATACAGGTCGGATATTCCGCAGATGGCAACTTTAACCATAAAGACGCGGATAATGTTAGAGCTGTACCAGAAGGAAACTTTGACCCTGTTTTGACTAAACCACTTTTATTTTATGGCATTAGACAAACATCAAGCACTGCAATAAATTTTGTTGGTGTAAATCCAAACAACAGCAACAATACAAGTATTACTAATTATTTCATACCATCAAATACTCAAGCTCTCTTTGGCACGTCAAACTATCGGATTACAAACAACGGAGCTAGTTCAATAACAATAAATTATTTTGACACAAGCGGAGCAGTACAATCAACTTCTTTATCATCGGGAACTAGGTCAATAAATGCACAAACGTCACGAATATCCCACAATGGAACTTCAACTGATGTTGTAATCACTGAAACTGTACTTACAGAAGTCCAAACAATAAATTTTGGTGCAGAAGTCAACGAATTTTCAGCTAGAGTTGAGAATAAAAGTTTGTACAAAAGTTTTTATTTTGATTATGTCAACGACTTACTTGCGACAAATTTAAGGTTGATAAAATTTAATGCTTTTTTACCTAACAAAATTCTTGTAGACATCAAACCAAATGACAGGATTGTTTTAGGATATGACGAGCTTACAATTAACAAAGTTGACATAAACTTAAATACTGGTAAAAGTAAATTTGAATTAATTAATATTGACAGAAGTCCGCTCTCACAATGATTGAAAATATTTTGGAATTATTACAATATGCAAACGGCGAAACTGAAAATATTAGAATCGCACAAGGGAAGTATTATTTACCTACAAATTTTAAAAATGCAATAAAGCAAATAAAAAGAGAATTAGATGGCTAGAGAAATTGAATTTAACGTAAAAGTAGATGTTGCAACAGCAAAGAAAAATTTAGATGAATTAAACAAATCCTTTGACGCTAGTGAGCAACTTGTTAATGATTTAGAAAAAGAGTTGATTCAGCTCAACAAAGAGCTTACAAATATATCGGGTAACACAGGAGTACAAGCATCTCAAAGAAAAAAATTAAACCAGCGTATAAAAGAAACAAAAAACGCTATTGCAGAAGAAAAAAATGCTCTTAAAGGAATTAATCTTGAAAGAAAACAAACAAACAAGCTAATCAAAGACAACGAAGTCGCAACAGCAGATTTTGGCGGAGCGATAAAAATTCTTGACAAAGCCACTGGTGGCTCAGTAACACAAGTCAAAAATCTTACAACATCAGTCGCAGGAGCAACTAAAGGATTCAATCTTTTGAAGGTTGCAGTCATAGGAACTGGAATCGGTGCGTTGGTGATTGCAGTTGTCAGCTTAATACAAGCATTCAAACGTTCAGAAGCAGGTCAAGATAGATTTGCAAAAATACTTGGAGTAATTGGTTCTATAACAAACGTACTTGGTGATAGACTTGCAAGTTTAGGAGAAGGAATAATTAACCTTTTTACAAATCCAGTTGAATCAATAAAAAACTTTGCAAAAACGATAAAATCTTTTGTCACTGATAGAATCAACAACGTAATTGAAAGTGTTGGTTTGTTAGGGAGTGCAATTCAAAAAATATTTCAACGTGATTTCAAAGGGGCTTTGTCAGATGCAACCAATAGTTTTGTCAAATTACAAGAAGGTATAAATCCAGCAGTCATTGCAACAAAAGCATTAGCAAATGCAACGAAAGACGTTGTAAAAGAAATGAACGCAGAAGCTAAAATCGCCGCACAAATAGCAGACGATAGAGCAAAAGCAAATAAACTTGAAAGAGAGCTTGTTGTTGAAGTTGCAAAAGGACGTAGAAAGATAAATGATTTACGTTTAAAAGCAGAAGATAGAGAAAAATTCTCAGCAACAGAAAGAATCAAACTTTTAAGAGAAGCTCAAGCAATTGAAGATGAGCTAGCTGAAAAGCAAATTGAAGCTAAAGAGCTGGTAATCAATGCAATGAAACAGGAGCAAGCCATAAGTTTAACAACAAGAGAAGAGAAAGACGCACTTGCAAAATTAGAAGCCGAACTAATAAATTTAGAAACGCGAAAATTACGTGGACAAAGATTACTACAAACTCAAATTACAACGGCAGTAAATCAAGAAAGAGCAGAAAAAGAAAAAGCTGTAAAAGAAGAAGAGCAAAGACAAAAAGACCTTGCTGAATTTAGTAAAACAGTCAGAGAAGCAAATGCACAAAATGAAGATGAACAAAGAGAATTAGAGCTTGCAAAAATTCAAGAACATTTTGAAAACTTAATCAATAGTGAGTTAGCAAATAATGAGCAAAAACTTGCTCTACAAGATTCTCTTAATGAAGCACTTGCAAAAAAACAAGCAGAGTTTGATAAACAAGACGCAGATAGAAAAAAAGCGTTAGAAGAAAAAAATGACGCAGAAGTGCAAGCAAAACTTGACAAAGAAGCAGAAATAGAAGCGCAGAGAATCGCTCTAAGACAAGAAACCTTTGACAATGCTGTTCAGCTAGCTGGAGAAGAAACAGCGCTCGGAAAAGCTCTCTTATTAGCTAAACAGATAATTTTGGCTAAAGAGTTCATACTACAAGCAAAAGAACAAATACAAGACGCAAAAGCTCTTGCAGTAAAAGGAAAAAATAAAGTTGCAGAAGTCACACTAGAAGGAGCAGAAGCAAGCACACAAGTCGCTGGTTCTATCACCAAAGCAACCAATACTGCACCGCCACCGTTTAATATTCCTTTTATTTTAACTGCAATAGCAACTGGTGCAAGTGTTATGTCAGCAGTAAAATCAGCCATAAAAGCAACAAAAAGCGCGGCAAGTAAAGCTGGAGCAAGTGCAGGCGGAGCGACTACACCAGATTCAAGACCAAGTGTTTCAGCACCAGCGTTTAATGTTGTTGGAGCTAGCGGAACAAATCAGTTGGCGGAAACTATTGCAGAAAAACAACAACAGCCAATCAAAGCGTTTGTAGTTTCAAGTGAAGTGACAACACAACAAGCATTGGATAGACAAACCGAAGATACTGCAAGCATATAACAAAAACATAACTTAAAAACGATATATTAATATGAGAATTGTGGAATTGATTTTAGATGAGAATGAATTATCTGGCATTGAAGCGATTAGCATTGTGGAGAATCCTGCCATTGAAGAAGAATTTATTGCTCTAAAAAAACAAGAAGTTGTATATCTAGCTGAAGCAGATAAAGAAAAGAAAATTTTAGTTGGTGCTTTGCTTGTACCAAACAAGCCAATTTACAGAAAAAAAGATGATGATGAATATTATATTTATTTCTCAAAAGATACAGTAAGAAAAGCGTCTGAAATATATTTACAAAAAGGTAATCAAAACAACGCCACTTTAGAACATCAATATTCATTGAAAGGTCTAACACTTGTTGAAAGTTGGATTGTTGAAGATACTAAATTTGACAAGTCAAGAAAATATGGTTTAGATGTTCCAGTCGGAACTTGGATGGGAACAATCAAAGTTAATAATGAACAGATTTGGGAAGAGTTTATTAAAACTGGTAAAGTTAAAGGTTTTAGTATTGAAGGGTATTTTGCAGACAAAGCACAAATAAAAAAAGAAGATAAACTTTCAAAATATGAAGAAGATGAAGCTCAAGAATTACTTTCTGAAATTAAAGGTATTTTAAGAAACAATCTTAACAAAGGTTATCACGTAACACTTGAAAGTTATGATGACTATCCAGAAGCAGTTAGAAACAACGCAAAACGTGGTATTGAGCTAAACAAGAAAGTCAAAAATAAATGCGCCACAGATGTTGGTAAAATTAGAGCGCAACAACTAGCAAAAGGTAAACCAATAAGTGAAAACACCATTAAAAGAATGTACTCTTTTTTGAGCAGGGCTGAAGAGTATTACAAGCCAGAAGATAATGAAGCGTGTGGTACAATATCATTTTTATTATGGGGTGGATTGGCTGGTAAAAGATACGCAAAAAGCAAGCTAAAAGAACTTGGACAACTTGATTTGTATAGTCAAAAAGTAAATGATGATTTTGCTATTATATTAGACAGACTTGCGTATGCAAATAAAGATATGGCTGTCAAAATTGCTAAAGATATTGGTTGTGAAGGAATCCACGAACACGAATATGAAGGTCAAGTTTGGTTTATGCCTTGCGAAAAACACGCACTTGGAGAAGAAGAATTTAGAAAATATAAATGTCCAGAAGGTTATGTTAAAGACTACAAAAAACACAAGTGTGTAAAAAAAGACAAACTTGCAAAGATTGGTAAAAGGGGCGGTATAAGAAAAAGTCCGAAAGCACCAGCGTCCGACACACCAAACCCCAATCCAAAAGGAAAAGGTACTGCAAAAGGAACTGCAAAAGATTCAAGAAGTGCAAAAGTGAGCCAAAGAGACGAGAAAGCATTACAAAAAAAAGCTGATGATTTCAATGAAAGGTATAAAAAGAAACTTGGTTATGGTGTAACTGTTGGACAATTAAGGGCGGTATTTCAAAGGGGGCTTGGTGCTTTTAACACATCAAGAAGTCCAAGAATTAAATCACCGTCGGCTTGGGCGCAGGCAAGAGTAAATGCATATTTATATCTGGTAAAAAATGGTCGACCACAAAATCCAAAATATGTAACGGACAATGATTTACTTCCAAGCAAACATCCAAAAAGCACGAAAAAATAATCAAGTATATATTAATATAAATTTTAACTAATATGAAAATTTTAGATAACAAGGAATTAAGGGGATATTTAGGAAGTGCAACAGTTTTTGTTCTTGTGATGGGGCTTCTTCTTTTTTTAGCTTTTTTTGAAATACCAGACACAAATAATGATATTTTTAAAGTCATTGTTGGTATGTTGGTTGGTTCTCTTACTTTAGTGATTACAACTTTTGTTGGTAAAGACCCGTCGGAAGTTGAAAATCTAAAATCTAAAGTGGAAAATTATGAGCAACAACTTCAAAATTTAACTTTAGAAAAAGAGAAAGTTGAAAAAATGCTTAGAGATTATCAATCCCAAGTGATTGAAAAATTAGCTATTGCTGGACAAAACTTTGATTACAATAAAGAAAGTTAAAATTGGCACGAAAAATCTTAATCAATTACACAAAAAAACAAAAAGTAAAACGCAAAGGAGTACACGCAAAAACTAAAATGAGCAGTCTAAAGCAAAGTAAAAATTACAAAAAAAAATATAAAGGACAAGGTAAATGAAGAAGGTATTACCAAGTTTTACAAGTCCGACTGGAAGTCGTAGAGCGTGTTTATGCAGAGACACTTTAGATTATAGAATTGAGTGTTGTACTGGAGAACTAATTGCTCAAGGTATAGGTTCACTAAAAGGTGGAAGTAATGCAACAATAAATGGAGTAAATAGAACGGGGTAAAATGCAAAATTAATTTTTAAAAACGATAGATAATTATGAAAGCAACAGAATTGTTAAACAACATTAAATCATTGCTAGGAGTCGAACTTTCAGACATTGAACTAGCTCAACTTAAATTAGAAAACGGAACTATACTTGAATCTGACAGCTTTGAAAAAGGGAACGAAGTTTTTATCGTCACTGATGATGAAAGAGTCGCTTTGCCTATTGGCGAGTATGAACTAGAAGATGGTAGAGTTTTATCAATAAAAGAGGAAGGTATGATTGAAGATATTAAAGCAGAAGAACACGAAGAAAAAAAGGACGAGAAAATGCAATACGTCACAAAAGATGAACTTCGAAAAGAAATGGAAAATTTAGCGTCTCATCTAAAAGACGAAATCAAAAAAATGATGGAGCATAAAGACGAAAAGGAAGATAAAGAAAAAGAAGAAATGTCATCCCAAGTTGGTCTTGCTGTTACTGAAATTTTAGAAAAAGAAGAACTATCAAAACCAGCAGTTGAACCTATCAAGCACAATCCAGAAATTGAAGAAAAAACTAAATTTCAGTTTGCTCAAAATAGGAGACAAGGAACTCTTGATAGAGTAATGAATAACATTTTAAAAATTAAAAAATAATTATGGCAGTATTAACTCACGTCAATAATGACGTTAAAAGAATATTTGACAAATACGAAGCAATCACGGTGGGAAGCTCGCTCACTCTTGCTGATAGCGGAAAAGTATTTAAAGTAAGCGGAACGGGTGGAACAGTTACACTTCCAGCAGTTTCCGAAGGTTTTATTGTAAGATTTGTAACAACAGGCGGTTTAACATCGGCTAATACTGTAATAGCTGGTGGAACTTCTGACGTTATGGAAGGTTCAATAATTGTGGCAGGTGCAGTTGTAGATGTAGATGCCGCAGACCAGTTGAATTTTGTGCATACAGCCGACAATTTAGGAGACTACGTTGACATTTGGTCTGATGGTAGTAAATACTTTGTCTTTGGTAATGCTTTAAACTCTGGTGGTATAACAGCGACAGGTTAATAATTAAAAAAAAATAATTTAAAGATATGGCAACAACAACATCAATAACAACAACATACGCAGGAGAGTTCGCTGGTCAATATATCGCGGCGGCACTTCTTAGTGGCAAAACACTGTCAGAGGGCGGTGTGACTGTAAAACCAAATATTAAATTCAAAGAAGTAATTAAGAAACTGGCTTTAGATAGTATTTTAAAGGACGCTTCTTGTGATTTCGACCCGACTTCGAACGTTACTTTGACTGAAAGAATTTTACAACCAGAAGAGTTTCAAGTAAACCTTCAGCTTTGTAAAAAAGACTTCAGACAAGATTGGGATGCGATTTCAATGGGCTTCAGTCAATATGACAATCTACCGCCGTCATTTTCTGATTTCTTAATTGGACAAGTATCGGCAAAGGTTGCAGAAAAGGTTGAACAAAATATTTGGAACGGTTCAACATCAACCAACGGAGAGTTTGATGGATTTAAAACTTTATTACTAGCTGATAGCGACGTAGTAGATGTTTCTGGCACAACTTTGAGCGCAAGCAACATTGTTGCTGAACTTGGAAAAGTAGTTGACGCAATTCCTTCTTCAGTTTATTCAAAAGAAGATGTTCAAATTTATTTACCAACAAGCGCGGCTAAATTTTATATTCAAGCTCAAGCGGCTCTTGGTTATAGAGAACTTTTTAACGTTGGAAAAACAGAGTTGAATTTTCAAGGTATCAATTTATTTGTTGCGCCTGGCCTTGCGGCTGACACATTAGTGGCGGCAGAAGCTAGCAATTTATTTTTTGGCACGGGGCTTTTGAACGATTGGCAGACCGTGAAGTTGATTGATATGGCTGACATAGATGGAAGTCAAAACGTAAGAGTTGTTTTAAGGGGAAGTGCAGGAGTACAACACGGAATTGGTTCTGATATTGTACTTTACTCTTCATAATTGTATCACGGGGGTGTAATAACCCCCATTTTAAAAAATTTAAAATATGGCGTGTTTATTAACTTCGGGACGAGAATTACCGTGTAAAACGGGAGTCGGCGGATTGAAATCAGTAACGTTTGTAGATTATGGCACTTTAGGAGCTATCACGGTCGCAAACAATATGATTACTGATTTTGGTGGAACACCGACATTTATGAAATTTGATATTAAAGGAAACTCAACCTTTGATACGGTAGTCACTTCATCAAGAGAAAACGGTACTACATTCTACGAGTCAACACTAGTTTTGAATCTTATATTTCAAGAAGAAAAAACACAAGCAGAAATTAAATTGCTTGCAGTATCAAGACCACATATCATTGTAGAAGATTATAACGGTAATTTCAGATTGATGGGTAAAGTTCACGGTTCAGAGCTTACGACTGGTAATTTTTCAAATGGGGCGGCTATGGGTGACTTATTTGGTTACTCATTGACTTTTGTTTCACAAGAAACAGAAGCACCAGATTTTATAACAACTGCCGCGTATGAAGCAGAATCACAAGGAACACAGATAGATGTTAATTAGAGTTTAGTGGGTTATCAATTTAGGGGGTATTTCTACCCCCTTTTTTTTTGTATAGCTGGAAATTAAAAGCAAAAAAAAACCACCTTAATAGGTGGTCTTAGTTTGAATATAACTATTTATTAGTTATCTTCTTTATAGTTATCTTGCTTATCTCTAACGTTTATTTTAGTTACTTTTTTGTTTTCAGTAACTTCTAAAACGGGATTATTTATATCGTCCAGATTTAAGAAAATTTCTATTTTGTTGTTTGTTTTACTCATAATATTAATTTTAAAATTTAAGCAAATATACAAAAATGTTTATAAATACGAAATGACTTAAAAAAACGATTAGTTCAATTTTTCGTATCTTTGTATATAAACTTAAAATTAATATTATGAAAAAAAATGTAATAAAAGACCTTAAAACCCAAAAGCATTATTGGGATAATGGTATTGTTCGAAATTTTGAAGAAGTGGTAGCATACAGTATGACTTGGAAAGAAGCGATAGCAAAATTTCCCGAATGTATAAAAATGTAATACAATGAGATTTACTAAAACAGAATTAGAAGATGATTTAGCATTTATAGCAGACATCACACAAGAAAGATTACCCGAACCTTTTTATCAAAACTTAGAAAATAAAGTAACGAGCTTTTCAAAATATGGCAACGAATTGTTAGAAATTATTTATCAAGAACTTTCTGATTGGTTTGAAATGTGGATATGGAGAGTTGAAGGTGATAAGGAAGGTGATAGAGCTTTCACTTTAGGCGTAAACCAAACTTGGAGAACTTTAAGAAAGATATACTTTTACTTAGATAGTAATGTTGGTGGTTACGATGATTATATTGAATTTAGATTTTACAGGTCAAAAAATTATGTCAAAGACGTGCCAAATGAATATAAACTTTGGCGTTAAAAGTCTTTGTTTATCAACAAGAAATACCACCAAATTAGGTGGTTTTTTTTTGTCTTGGAATGTAAAAAAACAAGCAAAAAACTATCACTTTGACAAAAACTTTAAAATCAATTCTAAGGCCATTTAAATCACTTCTAAGACACTTTCTCTTGTCTGTAATATATACATATCAAAATTTCGAGAAGTGCCATTAAAACAAAAATTCCTTCGTAGAGTTTTTGACAATTTTTAATAAAAAATTTTTCCTTAAATTAGTCGAAACTTTAAAATTTATATTATGAAATACAAAAAAAGAATCGGTATTGTTCCACGTGAAACAAGTGACATTTTTTTTCATTTTGGTTGCCGAAATTACACGCAAGCAAAAATTACCAGAATGCCATTGGAACACAAATTAGAATGGTTAAAAAAAGACGCTGAACAATTTCTTGAAATAGTTAATCGTCCAAATTTAACACCACAAGATTTGGTTGATGATTATCTAAATCGCGAATAAAAAAATCCAAACTGGAATTTATAACCCTGTCTTTTTGATGGGGTTTTTTATTGACATTTGTGTATAACAAATCTTTTATTTATCTTGGTCTAAATTTAAAATTAATATTATGAAAACACTTATTAAAAACATCGAAAAACTAAACGACAAAATTTCACTTTCGGAAGATTTACGAAAAAAAGAATATTTACAAGCTGAAGAAAAGTTGATAGACGCTTCAACAAGTTACCATTGTAACTTAGTCAGAGAGATTTGGAATCTTCTTGACGAAAAGATTCAAAACACTTGCAACATTTTTATTGACACGCAAGAACACTATGTTGATTTAAATTGTGCAAGAGCTTTTTATCACGAAGTTATCAGCCAAAACATTTGGCTTGGCAGAGATTTAAATGACAACTTTGAAGCGTTTAACACTGATACGAAACTTCAAACTGATAGAAAATTCATCATTTCAATTAAACAAAATTTCGCTAAGAAAAAATTAGTTGTCAATTTAAAACTCATAACACCTTGTGATTTTATCACAAGAGCATCAGCAGGAACAATGTTCACTCAACAAGAAATTGACAGAGAAGAAGAAGAAGGTTTCAGTTATGGTGCTTACAACGAAGATTACAGACTTAAAGTTGCAAAAACTCTTGAAATGCAAAATTATTTTGCAGATACAAAGGTCAAACTCGTGAATGATATTCAAGAAATCTTAGAAGAAGAAAACTGGTTGTCAATTGCAAAAAAGAACGCAAACAAATTTGTAAATCAAACAAGGGATATTTTTTATGATTTAGAAAAACAATATAAAAATCAAATTGAAACCTTGAAAAAAGACTATGTCTCTGAATTAGTTGGAAGCTCAATTGAACTACCATCCAATATGGAGTTGTCTGTTCCAGTAAATAAAATAAGAACATTTCACGCAATCACTAAAATGGAATTGCTTAAAAAAACCCAAAAAGGTTACAAGGTCAATTTATACACAAGTGCAGATGTGTATAAACAAATTGAAGATAAAAGTAAGTTTGTATTACGAGCTAAGGATGTCATTCTAAAAGAAGTAGTTGTAGAAGATTTTTTTGACACTGCTCTTTATGTTTCTATAAATCAAGATAAAATAGAATTACATAAGACCATAGAAGATTGGAGAAAAGAAAACCATAAACTTCTTCATCAAGCTCAAATGAGTTCACACATCAAGATTACTGAACTGAAATCATTTAGAAAATTGTATGACACTGTTAAAGGTGTATATTTCCAAAGAGCTATTAGATACTATCGAAAAGGTTACGAAAATGCCTTTAAAATCCAACGCGGGTTGATTTGGCAAAATTTCGACTATTATTTAACAACACATTTCAGTGACTTAAGAAATGCTGAAACAAGTTGAAAATATAAAGTAGATTCTAATTAATTTAAAGCCACTCATTAGAGTGGTTTTTTTTTGTGCAAAAAGAAAGTATTTTTACGATATATTATTATGAAGATTATAACTTTAGCAAGTTCTCAAACATTTCAAGTCATACCAAGAAATTATGTTTCAAACGTGAATATTGTGATTAGAGACGAACAGTTGAATAAAGATTTTACGTTTAGCACAACCGCGTCAACAAGCAGAGATATTTTGAGTTTTACAACAACTTATACTTCAAGCGGAAGCAGTATTTTCAAAGAAGGTCGATTTTATGACTTGACTGTAAAAGACTCGAGTGATAATATTATTTATAAAGACAAAATATTTTCGACCGCTCAGACAATAAATCAATCAAACAATAACTATTATGATATAAACAAAGATGAATATGATTTTGACGACGCGACAAGTTCTCACGACACTGAATACATAATAGTATGAGCGATATAAGATTTATTCAATTAAATAGTTATACAACACCAAAAGTTACGGAAGTTAAAAATCGTGATTTTGTTTCTTATGGTGAAGATAATAATTACTTTCAGTATTTGATAGATAGATACAACGGAAGTCCTACAAACAACGCAATTATCAACGCCATTTCAGAAATGATTTATGGAAAAGGATTGGACGCAACTGATAGCAGTAGAAAGCCAGACCAATATGCTCAAATGATTTCACTTTTTAAAAGCGACGTGATTAGAAAAGCGTGTTATGATTTAAAACTGATGGGTCAGTGTGCTTTGCAAATTATCTATTCAAAAGATAGAAAACAAATTGCACAAGTTGCTCATATACCAGTTGAAACTCTACGAGCTGAAAAAGCAGGTTCAAAAGGTGAAGTAGAAGCATATTATTATTTTAAAGATTGGAGTAAATACAAATACAACGATACATTAAAAAGAATACCAGCTTTTCAAACAAGTCAAGAGAATATCGAAATAATGTATATTAAACCATACAAAGCTGGATTTTTTTATTATTCACCAGTGTCATATCAAGGGGGGTTACAGTATGCCGAGCTTGAAGAAGAAATTGGAAATTTCCATTTAAATAACATTATGAACGGTATGTCGCCAAGTATGTTGATTAACTTCAACAATGGTGTGCCAAATGAAGAAGAAAGAGAGCTTATTGAACAACGTATTTACAAGAAATTTTCGTCAAGTAGTAATGCGGGAAAATTTATTTTAGCTTTTAATGACAATCCAGACACAGCCGCAAGTATTGAGCCAGTTCAATTGTCGGATGCTCATCAACAATATCAATTTTTAAGTGAAGAAAGCTCAAAAAAAATAATGGTTTCTCATCGTGTAGTGAGTCCAATGTTGTTTGGAGTAAAAGACAAAACTGGATTCGGAAACAACGCTGAAGAAATACAAACAGCTTCTACGCTTATGGACAACACTGTCATTCGTCCGTTTCAAAGACTTTTAATTGACTGTTTAGACCAAATACTAGCTTACAACAATATATCGCTTAATTTATACTTTAAAACGCTTCAACCGCTCGAATTTACAGACCTTGAAAACGTTGAAGATGAAGAGACAAAAGAAGAAGAGACAGGTGTAAAATTAAAAAAGCAAGTTTGCAACCACAACGATGTTTCTTTGAGTAAAGAAGTAATGTCACAAATTGCAGACGACTTAATCTCAAAAGGAGAAGAATATGGTGATGATTGGATTTTGGTCGACGAACAACCAGCGTTAGAAGATGAAACACAAATTCAAGATTATTTTGCGTTTGCTAAAGTAGTAAGTGGTGATGCAAGAAAAAGAAGCACGCAAGACACCGATATTTTTAGAGTAAGATATGCTTATACAGCAGGTAGAACCCGAGAGTTTTGTAAAAAAATGTTAGCTGCAAATAAAGTTTATCGTATGGAAGATTTAAACAAACAAAGCACCGCAAACTCAGAGCTAGCACCAAAAGGAGAAAATTCTTATAACATATTTTTATACAAAGGCGGAGTGAATTGTAGTCATTACTGGATGAGAAGAATTTATTTGAAAAAAGGAAACAAAAAAATATCGGTTACAAGAGCTAGACAAATCATCAGCGAATTACCTAAAAACCAAAGAAAAGGTGCAAAATTTGAAACAAATCCACCAGAAGTTGCACAAATAGCGTCAAACAAAAATAACAACTGGAGAATTAATTAAATATGGCTACTGCTCTTTTCATAAAACCAATTGATTTAAAAAGAAACTCTATTGTTGACGGTTCAGTAGATGTTGACAAATTTCTTGGCTTTATAAAGCTGTCTCAAGAAATACACATTCGCAATTATTTAGGTACTGATTTATACAATGACTTACAAACGAAAATTATTGGTGACACTCTTACCACTGCCGACACGACTTTGATAAACACATATATTCAGCCGATGCTCATTCATTTTGCTATGGTCGATTACTTACCTTTTGCATCTTATCAAGTAAAAAATGGTGGAGTTTTTAAACACACAAGTGAAAATAGTGAAAGCGTAAGTAAAGAAGAATTAGATTATTTGATTGCAAAGCATAGAAATTTTGCAGAATATTATACAAGAAGATTTATCGACTTTATGACTTTTAATCAAAGTACTTACCCAAAATACAACAGCAATACCAACGACGATATACATCCAGATAAAGACAGTTTGTTTAATGGTTGGCAATTATGAGATATAAACCTAAAAATGAAGATATTAAAAAATTAAAAGTTTATTTAGAATATGGCAAGTTTATTAAATCAGCAAATAAATCAGACATATGTAGCTCTATTAAAAACGACGGACAACGTAGTTTTAAGTAGTACAGAGCAAGTCATTACTGATGGTTCTGGAAATGCTTCCACGATTCGTTTAAGCACAAGTGGCGTTGGAATTGGTGGTAGTGTAAGCTCTGGTGTTGCTTTGGCTGTAACAGGTAGTGTGACAATTTCTTCCAATTTGACCGTAGCTGGTACACTTACAACAGTAAATACTACCGATTTAGATGTCAAAGACCCATTAATAAAATTAGCAAAAGACAATCTTGCCAATATCAGCAATATTGGATTTTACGGACAATATTCCACAAACGGAAGTACAGCATTATACGCAGGACTTTACAGAGATTTTTCTGATGGCGTTTTTAAATTATTTAAAGATTCATCAACAGAACCAACATCGACTGGAAATATATCAACTGGCTTGGGTTATGCGTTGGCAGATTTAAGACTTGGAAATTTGGTTTTGCCAGATAATGCTCAATTAAAAATTGGAGACAATACCGACTTAAAAATATCACACAATGGAACTGACTCATCAATTACAAATGAAACTGGTCATTTAAAAATAGAAAATAATGCAAATGACAAAGACATCATATTTTCTAACGATGACGGAGCTGGCGGACTTACTGAATATTTTCGTTTAGATGGTAGTAGTGGATATAGTATCGCTAGTAAAAATATAAGGTTTTTAGATAATGTAAAAGCACAATTTGGAACAAGTAACGATTTTCAAATATATCATAGTGCTTCAAATTCAATTTTAAATCAAAGGGGTACTGGTGACTTAATACTTGAAAATACAACCGATGACAAAGACATAAAGTTTAAATGTGATAATGGTAGTGGTGGCACGACTGAATATTACAGACTTGACGGAAGTACAGCAATGAATATTTTTTCAAGAAATGTGGGAGTAACTGGTACGGTGCAAGCAACAAGCGGATTCACCTTCGCAACGACAACAACAAGTTCACCAGATTTTGCTATGTCAGTAACGAGCAATGTTATGACTATAAGCGACGTGACAGGGAGCGGAAAATTAATTTTAGATGTTGATAATGTAGGAATTAATACAACTTCACCAACGGAAGCTCTTCACGTTGTTGGTAATGTTTTAGCAAACGCATTTAATACAATATCTGACGTTAGACAAAAAAAGGATTTTAAGGACTTTAGCGGGCTTAATTTGTTAGAAGGCATACAAGTATACAATTTTGCGTGGAAAAGCTCAGAGAAACGCTCTTATGGCGTTAAAGCTCACGAATTACAACAAGTTTTACCACACGCTGTTTCTGGTGAAAAAGATGGTGAAAAAATGCAACAAGTAGATTATACAAAAATTGTTCCGATTTTGTTAAAATCCATAAAAGAATTAAAAGAAGAGATTGATTATTTAAAAGATAAAATCAATGAGTAAAAGAAAAAAATATACTTGGAAAATAAATTGTTTTGACGTAGAAATTTCTCAGCTAGATTTTAAAGATGTGATAAAAACAATTCATTATACATACTCTTGTGAAAAAGAAGATTATAAAGTTCATAAAAACGGAATGTTGCATTTGGAGCTTGACATAAATAATTTTGTTGATTTTGATGAAATAAGTAAAAACATTATTGTGTCTTGGTTGGAATCTAAAATAGACGTTGTTTCTTTAAAGGAAAATTTAAGTAAAAGATTAGACGATAAAATCACACCTAAAACAAAAACAATAAAAGTAAATTGGAATTAACTTGATAACTCAAAATTAAAAATATGGCAAAACTTGAAAACTCAGAACTGGATTATCTAAAAGAATTGAATAACTCTATAAACCTAACAAACAACAATATTGGTGCGGCAATAATGCAAATTGATGCTTTAGAAATTGCGATTGAAAATTTTAAAAAAGAACAAAAACAAAGCAGAGAAGATTTGCAAAAAAATTTAGAAAAGTTAAAAGAAAAATATGGTAAAGTCTCGGTAGATTTAGAGACAGGAGAAATAAAAAAAGATGGAATTTAATGATATAAAATTGTATACAATAAACAGCAGTACACTTGTAGTGACATTTACAGACATTGAAATGTGGTTGAAAATTATTCTATTGATGGCTACAATTGTGTACACGTTATTGAAAATAAAAAAAATAAAAGACGAAAAAAAACAGTAATATGTGTCCGACTTGTGTAACAATAATATGTTTGCTTGCAATAGTATTATTTAAAATAAAAAAAAATGTTTGAGTGTCCTTTTTGCGTAAATTGCGGTTTATGCTAAAATATTTTAGTGTATATGAATTTGATAGTCCAGACGTTGACGGAAGTGGGCGTTTAATGGATAGAAACTTTCTATTGCTTTTAGATGAGCTTAGAGAAAGATTTGGGAAACCTATTCACATTACAAGCGGATATAGAACAAAAGAACATAATGAAACGTTAAAAAACGCTTCAAAGAATAGTTCACATTTGCTTGGATTGGCTTGTGATATTGCAATCACTGATTCCAAAGACAGATATAAAATAATAAGGTTGGCTTTAAAACTTGGTATCAATAGAATAGGAGTTTCGGGAAGATTTTTACATCTTGACGTTGACACAAACAAACCAAATGCAATTTGGACTTATTAATGAAAACAGTGCTTAGTAAAATATTTGGTAAAGTTGGCGGTGGGATTGCTGAAAAAATAAGCAACATAATTGATAAACATACTTATTCAAAAGAAGAAAAAGCAATTCTTGAAAAACAAATCACGGAAGTTTTTGTAAAAGCAGAAGCAGATATACAAAAAAATGTTTCAGAAAGATGGAGATATGATTTATCAAGTGATAGTTGGCTAAGTAAAAACGTTCGACCGCTTACTCTCATATTTCTTGTTGTTAGTGCAACAGTTTTAATTTTTATTGATGCTGGTTTTATAAAATTTGAAGTAAAAGATAAATGGGTTGACCTTTTACAATTGACTCTCATTACAGTCATTTCGGCTTATTTTGGCGGACGTAGTTTTGAGAAAATTAAAAAAAAATAGTACATTGCGATGCTTTTAGCTAAACTTCAAGGACTTAATAAAGACAGAAACTTGTTGGAACAGATAAATAAAAATTTTGTTTTTTGGTAGCTTTTTCTTTTCTTTTTTCTTTTTTGAGCTTTTTTCTTTTTTCTTTTCTTTTAAATAACTAGTTTTATTTATAAATCTAATTATATACTAATGTGTAAATTGACATTTATAAAAACAAATCTAAGAGCATATACTTTTGAAGTAAAAAAAATAAAAGAATGGGTAGAAGATAGAAGTATAGGGGGTAGAGTGTTAAATCTTTTTTGTGGTAAGACAAAACTTAATATTAATGAATTTAGAGTAGATATTGATAAAAAAGAAGCACTTGCAGATATATATATAGATGTTTATGATTTTGTAAAAAATTGCAAAGATAGATATGACACCATTATACTTGACCCCCCTTATTCAATAAGAAAGTCAATGGAATATTATAAAGGAAATTATACTTCAAAATTTAAACTAATAGCTGATGAATGTGCAAGATTATCAGACAGAGTAATTAGCTTTGGTTATCATTCAACTTTTTTGGGTGAAAAAAGGGGTTATCAATTAGAAGAATTATGTGTATTTGGACATAGTGGTTCGCAACATTGCACGATTGCAATAATTGAAAAAAAAGTGACGTAAATGCTTGAATATATTATTGACCAAATTATGAACACAAAAAAAAGTAAAATAAAAAAAATTGACAAACTTTTACAAGCTGATGCCGTTAACTATACCAATCTTGGAATTGACAGCACAATCACGGAACGGAGACAAGTAAAAAAACAAAGCCGACAAATATATAGAGCAATTAAACAACTTGATTATACACTTGGAGAGTCATTACTTAAAGCTATGGACAATGAAAAAAACGTCTCGTAAAACGCTTATAAAAAAACTTGACGCTAATTTCTCTTTATATATGCGTTTGAAATACGCAAACAAAAATGGTATTGTAGATTGTTATACTTGTGGTAAATCATACCACTACAAAAAAATACAGAACGGTCATTTTATAAGTCGTAAACATTACTCAACTAGATGGAATGAAAACAATTGTCGTCCACAATGTT